AGGCAAGTAATCCATTGTGTTTGGAGTGGCCAATAATCCATGTTCTGTTCCTTTGGTGCCAAGCACCGATGCCCGAAGCTGGAATAAGGAAACATTGGACTTCGAAACCTTCACCTTCCAAGTCGTTGAGCACCTGTCTGAGTACCATGCCGTCTTGGAGGTTAATAATTCCTTGCACATTCTCCCCAATAACGAATTCTGGTTTAATTTCTTTAATGAGTCTAAACATTTCTGGCCAGAGATAGCGGTTGTCGTTTGTTCCTTTTTGTTTTCCTGCAACGCTGAATGGTTGACATGGGAATCCTCCAGTAATGACATCTGCTTCGAATTCTGTTCCTTTGACATTTCTTATATCTCCTTCAATTAGTATGTTTGGAAAATTTTTATTTAAAACTTTCTGACAATATTTATCAAACTCTACAAACTTAATAGTATCAAATATACCAGTGGAATGAAGGCCTAAACTAAATCCTCCAATCCCACTAAATAAATCTAATACCTTAAGCTTATTGTTCAATTTGATCTCGCATCTTTAAAAACTTTAGTTTAGCGATTTTAAGCATACGGTCAAACAAAGGTTCTGCCTTGACCGTATGTATTTTATTTCTTAGTTCTCCGTTAACGTATAGTGTAACGTTGTTACTTTCTAAATCGAGTTCTATTGTAAAAAACTCTTTACCTTTTATCTTTTTTGGATCCATCTGAACCACCGTTTAAAAGTTTTGTACGATATGCTGCATTAGGAATTTTATTTTTCCTTGCTTGATGGTCTACATAATCATTTAAGATTTTAGATATCATAGCTCCTGGAGCTCTGAATTTATCTTTACACAAACCTTTAAGTAAATCAAAATCAGTTTTTTTTATAGCCACAGATTTCCATTTATTTATGTCCATTGTTTTCCTCCTCAACTAAATCTTTCCAATTAGATTCTTTCACTTCCATGTCTTTAGTTAAAACTAATGGCTCTTTAAATGAGGTGGCAACTGTAGATTGTTGATTCTCATTAAAACTAACACTTAAATTATTAAAAGGAACCATTGAACTTATCTGTTCTTGTAATTTTGTATTAGTTTCTTGAAGCACTTTTAAACTACCTTCTAACGCATTGAGTCTATCTACTAATACATTAAAAGTATTATCAAGTTTTTTTAATGCTGCATCAAACTCATCATCACCTTGTGGTAGTTGTCCTAAAGGAAAAGCATCATCAAGTCTTGGATCACTTGCTGATTTATAACTTCCCGTTGTCATCGTTGTTTTTATTGACGGCATATTCGTCCTCCTTTGTTAATTGTCGGCATTCTAATTCATCTTCTAATAAAATAGTTGCCATGGTTTTATTAAATGGATAGTGCTTTCTATTAAGACCATCCGTAAAATGTACATCTGCAATTGTATCAACGTACATATCGAAGTGCATTGAGTCTTGAATTATACTACCATCCCAATCATAATCTGGAATTAATGCAAGCTGCTCATCCACTTGTTCGAATATTGTTTCCAATATTTGACTTTTACTTTTTTGTTTTTGCATGAAATCTTACATATATGGGATAAACTCATAAGTCAAATACTATTGCATTGTAATTTCAAAAAAGTATAAATAATTATGGTTATCAAATTTATATTATTAAGCATGTTTTGTTTTAATATAAATGGTGAGGTTAAATGTGGAGAATATATGAGAAATAACCTCACAGATGCCACAGAATGCCTATCTTTAGCAAATGCTATGGGTAGAGCCCAAAAACTCAAAATGAAAGAAAGAGAGGGTAGTTTGGTCGAATACGGAGCACATTGTATAGCAATTGACTCAAAGGGCTATAATGTTGACCATTCCTTCAAAATATCTTATACTATCTTATGACAGCTTATCGTATCAGAGCATGTATGGGAGGTCAGGCAATTGACGAAATAATTGAAGGACCAGATTTTCAAACTGCTGCTTTAATGTTGTCAGATAAAGTGGACCAAGGACTAGTTAAATCTAAAGATGACGGTTACACTGGTAATAAAAGGGTTCACATAACTTATGAGGAACTAAAATGAGTCCTGAAAAAATAAAGTTGTTGAAAGAACTTCAAGAACTTGAAAACAAATGGTCATCTCAATTGTTAGAACATGGTGGTGTTCATACAGGAATGACTAAGATAGAACGTGATATTAGATCAAAAAGAAATGAGATCAAATATCAAGATGTACAAGAAAATTTACAAGCAACAGCGTAAGTTTTTATTGTAATTTTAAAAATTAAATTTTTCCCGTAGGCGTCTTTTCGGCAAAACAAACTCATAATGATTTATAATATCTAAAAGTTTTCTCCTCTTACTGACACTATAAGGTAGAAATAATTTTGCTAAACTATAAGCTTTCTGATGAGAACATCTCCATCGCCATTGATCTTTTTTATTTAAAGAACCTTTTGCTTTACCTTTAAAATGTATTGTTCCTGTTTTTACAATATCATAAAAATTTTTAATACAATCTAAATCTGTCATTGCAACTTCCATGGCAACATTCCATTTTTTGTAAACCTTACCATTAGGGCTATTACAATTGTATCTTGCATAATTAATATTTCCTTCTCCATCAAATAGTCCAGCTGCATAAGCTATTAGGTCTTGGTTATCATGTGGTAAATTTCTATTTTGCATCTCCCCAACTCTTTCCTATACCTTTATCAACTACTGAAGGAACTTTAAATTCTATTGCGTTCTCCATTATTTTTTTTATCTCATTTGCATGAGCATCATCTTTAATATTAAAACAAAGTTCATCATGTATCTGTAACATAGGTAGATGTCCTGCATTATAACAATCTAGCATAGCTTGTTTAGTTTGATCTGCAGAGGATCCTTGAATTAATCTGTTTAATGCTTTGTAAGTATATGCTCTCTTAATATTATCTTTACCATATTTAGCAACTGCATCATCAAATTTTTCTGCAACATGAAGGCCAAAGTCTTTTGTTTCCCACATATCAAATCTACATTTACGGCCTTTCTTAGTTCTTATGACACCCTTTTCATCAGCTGCAAACTTACATCTATCAGATAATTTTTTTACAAAAGGTACTTTGTTATTATATTTAACTATCAATTGATCAGCTTCATCTTTACTTACACCAAGCGACAAGGCTAATTTATTTTTACCCATACCATACATCAAACCTAAACCAATAGTTTTAGCCTGGGATCTTTCAATTCCTACTAAATCTGCAACTGTTTGATGGAAGTCAGCTTCTGTATTGTGATATGCCTCTACTAATTCATTGGATCCTTCATACCCATCTCCAATTGATGCAGCATAATGAACCGTCATTCGTGGCTCTTGCTGTGAATAATCAAAACTTCCCCATTTATAACCCTCTTCTGGTATAAACAAACTTCTTATCTTAGGACCAAAGTCTTTGTTTCTAGCTGGCACTTGCTGTAAGTTTGGATTACTCATACTTAATCTCCCTGAGACTGTACCCCCAGAGTCAGATCTAAGTTGTTGTATCTCCCCATGAATTCTACCGTTGACCTGATATTTCATAATAGAAGATAAAAAAGTTCCATGAAATTTATTGACCTCTCTTGCTTGAACAATTAATTGTGCTATTTTGTTTTTATTATTACTTAACCAATTTTGTGTAAAGGAAGGCTCTTTTGTTTTTTCAGTACGTGGATAATCTAGTTTCATTTTGTCGAAAGCTTTGGCAATCTGGCGTGATGCCCAAATGTCTACTTCTATTCCTGATTCTTTTTTTATGGCCGATAGTATTTCTTTCTCTTGGTTCAACATTTCTTTTTGTAATACTTCAGCTTTTTCCACTTGGACTCGGATTCCTCGTTGGCGCATTTTTATAAGCACCGGGATCAAATTAGATTCTAATTCCCATATGGTTGTTAAACTTTGTGTTTGAATCTCTTGCTTAAATCTTTGCCACAACTTTAATGTAAGCACTGCGTCTTGCTCTGCATAATATCCAACATGTTCAGCGGGTAACTTCCACATCTCTGCCTTTGGATCTATACCATGAGCTGCTGCAGCTTCTCTTAATTCTGTTTCTGCTTTTATTTCACCTAAGTAATCCACTGATAAACTATTTAAACTGTATTGATATCTATTTTCATCTATAAGTGCTGCAGCTATCATTGTATCTATAATTGGTCCGTTGACCGTGATACCTGATGCTTCAAGCCAACCTACATCATACTGTGCATTATGAAATATTTTAGGACAAGGTAAACTACAAACTTTTTTCATGTAAGCTTTTACCTGTTCAGGTATCATGTTACCACCACCTAGATGTCCAAATGGAAAGTATCCTTGCCATCCATCTACTGCAACTGCAAAACCTACAATCTCTCCTTTACCTAAAGCCCAACCAGCTCCAAGTCTGTCATTAATACCATCGTCTCTTGTTTCTAAATCTATTGCTATTTCTTTTGCATTAGATAAATCTTTATATTCTAATGGTGTATTCCAAATAGATTTTTTAAACGTTAGTGTTAGCTGTAGGCCTTTGCTCATATATATGTTTTGTTTCTATTATTTTATTTAAACGTTTTTTATTTTCTAAAGCATATAATGATGCGGATTGAGAAAGTGGGAATATTTCCCAACATAAATCTCTTTTCCCTTCTAAAGCCAAGTAAATCTCCAAACGAAACTTTTGTTTTGCAATAGTAATTATCTTTACTTTTTTACTTTTTTTCTTCATCTTTTAAATGTTGTATTTCTAAATCACAATAATGTTTTATCTTATTTAAATCTTCAATTGATTTACCTTTAGTTAAATATCTACAAACATATTTGATTACGTTTGCTTGAAAAGGATTAAGGCCGTTCTTTCTTATGAAAGTCCAAGGCTGAATAAAAAAAGATTTATAGTGAGATCCTCCGACTTGCTTGTCATCAGGAAAGGTTTCGTCAAAAATATCTTTATTTGTCATTTTTTTCTTGGACATAAATTAAATAGTCTGCACCAATTGGGTAGTTAAACTTATAATCAGTTCTCAACAAATGTAAAGTTTTTCTTGCACGAGTTGCACCAGTGTACCAAACTCTTCTCTCATCACTTTTTTCTTGTTTAGATTTATGACTATAATCAGATGGAAAGTTACCTTTACTATACAATACAACATGATTAGCTTCTCCACCTTTTACTGAATGAATAGTATCTATTGTAATAAGTGGATCCTTATCTAATTCTTTTTGTCCGTATCTTCTTAACAATCTAATAAAGTGTCTTACTTGTCTTGGTTTAAAATTTCTTCTTAATATCCAATACCAAGGTTTCTTAGCATCCTCATCTTTTAGTTCTAAGCCACACCATTCTTTTAAATCGTTAAAATTATATTCTGTAAAATCAGGTTGTGCTCTCCAAAATTTATCTGTTCTATAATTTGGATCTGCAAGTTCTCTTATAAATTTATACATGTTCCTTGCTTGCTTCTTATCTAATTTTTTATTTTTTGTAATTGCAGTCCAAGCTTTAATTGCTTCCCATTGCTTTTCATCAAAACATTTATTGTCTCTATTATCTTTGTAATATAAGCCAGCATCTTTAGCTAACATTCTAAGTTCGTTAACTGTTTCAGTAATACGACCTAGTATGTACCAATCTTCTTTTAAATTTTCAAAAGGAATTTCTTTGAATGATAAGTAACTCTTTACATAACCCTGGCTCTTTCCCGGTAGATATTCTTTCTCTTCACTATCTCTTATACCTCTTCTTATTACTTGTGAGAATTGATAGATAGCTTCTCCAAACCTTTGAGTCTTTCTTAGTTTTACTTTTCGACCTGGAAAAAACTTTGTAAAATATTTTGGATCTGCTCCATTCCATTTGTATATACCTTGATCATCATCTCCTGCTAGATAAATTTTTTCTGCCTTCATAGCCATCTTATAAATTACAGACCATTGCAGCGGTGTACAGTCTTGAGCTTCATCTAAAATTAAAACTTTGAGCCGTGGAAAGTCTACCTCTTTTATAGTTCTTTCAATCATGTCATCAAAATCTATGAAGGATCTTTCTCCCCCACCTTGTTTGTAATGCTCATAGGTAGAGATCTTACGATTAAATACTGTTAATGAATCTCTCTTATAGGACTCTTTCTTATACACTTCTTCTGGATCCATCAGTAAATTTCTTGCTTTACTATATATACCAAGCGACCAATCTTTAAATGTAAATGTATCGTCTGCTAATCTTTTGTCTGACGTTTTAATTATCTTTGTCTGTAATGCAAAATCAATTGCACAATGTTTAGGATCAAATACTTCCTCTTGAAAATATCTTCTACAGTATGTGTGCAGTGTTTTAAATCTAAGGAAGTCTTCAGAAGAATAATTTGGAAAAGCATCCATGGCTCTTCTTACTGCAGTGTTAACAGCTTTATTTGTAAAAGATAAGTATGCGATATCAGATGGCTGCACTCCTTTTCTTAAATAATTTTTCAATACTCTTTCTATAAGTGTATAGGTTTTACCAGTACCTGGAGGACCAAAGATCTTAATAGTTTTTCTATAAAGATTTTCTAATATTTTAAGTTCTGAATTTTCCTGTGTGGAATTCATCATCCATTTCCGAAGGTTGGTTTTGTTTTTTAGGTTCAGGTGCAGCAGATTTATAATCTACAAACTTAGGCATCGTTACATACCATACATTTTTTTCTCCACTACCAGGATGATAATCTAAACGTTCACATCCTAAAAGATTAAAAGCTTCATTAGCTGATCTAAATACTTTATTCTTACCTAAAAAATTTTCAAACGTTATTCTTTTAAAGTAACAAACATTTGTTTCAGAGTCTAATACTACATAATTATCTTTTAGTTTTTTAAAGTCATCTTCTTCGATGTGATTCTCAAAAAACTTTTTAAGAAAGCT